CTTTGTGTTTCAAGTTTTATGGAAAGTGGCAGCACACATTTATTATTTATAGACTCTGATATTGATTTTAAGTCAGAGTCTATTTTTAAAATGTTAGCGGCAAAAAAAGATGTAATATCCGTGCCTTATCCTTTAAAGACACTCAACTGGGAGAAAGCTTGGAAGAAGATACAAGAGGGTAAAATAAAGAATGTGAATGATTTACAGTATAAAGCTTTGTATCAATACCCTATGAAGTTACCTAATGAAAAAGATATTAGGATAGAAAATGGAGTTATTGAGGTAACACATTCACCAACAGGGTGTATGTTAATTAAAAGAGAAGTAATAGAGAAAATGATTAAAGCTTATCCTGAGAAAGAAATTATTCAGAAGACTATAATTAACGGTTCTCTAATTAATAGACCTTTTTTTTATAACCTTTTTGATACTGATTTTGATCCTGTAAGTAAAACTTATTTAGGAGAGGACTTTGCCTTTTGTAAAAGATGGAGAGATATAGGGGGTAAATGTCATGCACTTATCACTGAAAAAATTAGTCATGTCGGAGAACATCAATATAAATCTGCTTTTATCGATGAGTTGTCAAACCTCTCTTAAAATGGTAATATTTGCTAATTAGCTAATTTTAAGGAACACATAATATATGTTACAATTTTTACCCTATGCACTAGCCGCCTACGGAGGATATAAAGGTTATAGAGCATCAAAAGACGCTGGCGGTTCAGGACTTCAAAGATTATTAGCAGCGGGTACAGGAGCCGCAGCTGGTTACTATGGTGGTAAAGGAGTTTTAAGTGGAGGATCAGCTTTAAATATCCCTGGTTTTGCTGGAGCCCAACAATCTTTTGTACCTATCACAACTGCTCTTGGTGGAACATCAGTTGGTCAAGCATTTGGGATGGGACCACAATTAGAAAATATAGTAGCACCTGGACAAACAGTTCTTAATCCTGCTGGACAAAGATCAGTTGGACTAGCACCTATGCAATCAATTCTTAATCCTGCTGGAGCAAGATCAGTTGTATCAGCATCAAACAATACATTAAGTAAAGAACCTGGAGGCCTCAGAAGTATATTTGATACAGCTTTTAGAAGACCAAAAACGATGATTGATAAAGATACAGGTATTGAAAGAGTTGTTACTATGCCCGATGGTAAAACACCAGTCATGGAGTTTAGCCCAGGTAAAGTAGCCTCTGCGATTGGTTTAACAACTCTAGCTTCAGGTGCCTTTGAACCAAAACCTGTAGATGTTTTTACTCCAACTTATAATTTAGCGGTAGCAGAATTACAAAAAAAGAGAGGTGGTTTTAAATACATAGACCCTGTTTCAGGAGAGGAAAAAACATTTGAACAACCATTTATACCTGAAGCAGATAGAGATCCACAATTTACAATGGGTCCTTACGAATTAGCTTATAATAGATTTAATAAAGGCGGTTTAGCTGACATAAAAAAATTTAATGAGGGTGGTATTAATTATTTACCAAGTAAAGTAAGTCATGATGAAAACGATATTAATAATTATGTAAGAGCAAAAGGTTATGTTGAAGATGGGTCAGGAACGGGAGATAAAGACGAGGATACAATGTTAGCTCAATTAGCAGACGGTGAGTTTGTAACAAGAGCAGATGGAGTATTAGGTGCTGGTATCATAGCGGGCGGTAACCCCAATAGTATAAGCGATATGAGAAAAAAAGGTGCACAATACTTCTATGAACAACAAAGACGATACAAAAGAGTCTTTGATTTATTAAAAGGAAGTAGAGATGCAAAAGCCAAAGCCAATTAAACCCGACATTTCAGTTCTATCAGTAGAGCCAAAATATATTGATAAGTTTTGGCCTTTATGTGATTTTATGATAGCCGAAGCACTTAAATATTCAGGTGGTTTTGCAGAAAGTAAAGACATAAAAGATTTATTAAAAAAAGATGAAGCTCAAATGTTTTTAGTATTTGGAAGTGATGAAGAAGAATTAAATCAAGTATTCGGTTTATTTGTTACTAGAATAGCTGCTCTACCTAATTATTCTCAACTTGAAGCTATCATATGTACTGGTAGAAAAAGACACCTTTGGGAAGACAAGCTAGTGAATACTGTTACTAAGTTTGCTAAACTCAACGGATGTAAAAAATTAAGTTTTTGGGTTAGACCTGGCTGGTCAAGAGTTTCTAAAAAATGGGGTTGGAAACCTAAACATGTTCAAATGGAGAGGGATGTATAATGGGTTCTATTGTAAGTAGTATTTTTGGGGGAGGCGGAAGCAGAAGTGCGCCTACACCATCAGGTGGAGGTAATCAGTTTACACAGTCTGTTATAAGAGAAGCTCCAGGTATTGAAGAAAGAAAAATTGAATTGATGGACTTAGCTAGAGGGGTAGCTGGTCAACCTGTAAAAATTCCTGATATACAAGTTGCACCTTTTGGAACTTTAGAACAACAAGCATTAACTGCTGCGGGCACTACAGGAGTAGGTGCTCCAACAGTAACATCTGGCATAGGACAGCTTTTAGCTGCACAAACTCCAAATATAAATCAATTTTTTAATCCCTATCAATCTTTTGTTGTAGATGAAATAAATAGACAAGCAGCACAAGCACAAAATAGATTAGCCGCACAAGCTATTAGCGGGGGAGCCTTTGGTGGTGGTAGAGAAGGAGTTGCACAAGCAGAATTAGAAAGAGCAAGATTAGCTAATGTAGGTCAGGCACAAGCTAGAGGTTTTGATACAGCTTTAACTGCAGCACAACAACAACAAAGAACCTTAGGTGATATCGGTGCACAACTTGCAAACGTTGGTGCTCAACAACAAACTATGGCACAAAGTGATATTCAACAATTATTAAATGCTGGTGGTTTACAAAGACAACTTGCTCAACAAACTTTAGACGCTGCGAGACAATCACAATTACAACAAGCATTTGAACCTTTCCAAAGAGCAGAATTTTTATCTAATATTTATGCTGCTGGACCAAAAACTACAAGCTCGGTAACTGCTGCTACTCAACCTGTAACAAGTCCATTATCACAATCAATAGGTACAGGTTTAGCTGCATTCCAAGCATTTCAAGGAGCACGAGGGAGAGCATAATGAATGAAGTTTTAATGAGACCTCTTTTTAGAAGAAAATATCTTGAAAGATTAAAAAAATTAAATAGTTTTAATAAAGGTGGACTAGCATCTATACAAAAATTTAATCAAGGTGGGTTATCTGAAGCTGAAAGAAGAAATATAACTTTAGCGCCTTTTACAGCAGCACTTTTAAGTGGTCAAAGAAGACCTGGTGAATCAGAGTTTTCTGCAGTTGCTAGAGCTTTAGGTAAAGGTGTTGCAACCATACCTGAAACAAAAAAAACAATTGCTGCTATTGAGCAATCTATGAGACCTGAAGATCAATTTAAAATTATGACAAAAGCAGAAATTGCAGCAGCAAACGCTGAGGGTGCAAACTTAAACCCACAAGGGACCTATCAGAGAAATTTAAGCACGGGTGAAATTAAAGATATTACAAAAAGACAATTGTTTGCAGATCCATTTTTAACTGCAAGAGCTGGTGAAGATGCAAAACAATATGGTTCTGTAATACAAGCTGGTGTAACCGCTCAAGAAAAAGCAAATACATTTCAAATTTTAGATGCTTTAGCTAATAACCCTGATTTAACTTTAGGTCAGTTTGGAGGTCTTACAAAATCTATCGAAAATTTTGCTGAAGGTTTAGGATTTACTACAGGTATTACTGATTTAGCAGCTGCAGATGTTTTACAAAGATTTGCGGGTCAAAAAGTATTAGCAGATTTAGGTCAATTAAAAGGTGCTTTATCTGAGAAAGAATTGGCTTTTATTCAAAGCTTGAATGTTGGATTAGATACACCTAGAGAATCTTTACTTTTAATTGTTGATCTTTATAAAAAAGCAAATCAAAAAGCTATAGATAAAGCTAGATTATATAGGGAGCATGTTGCAGAAACTGGAAATCCAAATAAACCTGATAAACAAGGTTTAACTTTATATCAAAAAGAAGCAAAACTTATGGAGCAAACTTTTATAACACCTGAAGTTGAAGAAAGATTAAAAGGACTTAAAAAAGATTTTAAAGCTACAGATAAAGGTTTTGAAAGAAAAAGAATTGTTGCTGACGAAAACAATTTACAAGATATACAAAAAAAATTCCCTGATGCAAAAGTTGGCGATAAATTTGAAATTAGAGGAGAGACTTTAGTTCAAGTCTTAAACTAATGAGTGATAAAGATTTAATTAAAAAACTTTTAAATTTAGATAAAGTAAAAGATGTTGGTGTAGCTGGAACACTGGAATCTGAGGCTGCATTAGAGGAGAGCGAGGCACCCGATAAAGATAATATTTTTGATACTGTATCTGATATTTTTACAGGTACAAAAAGAACAGAGTACGCAGCTTTACCAGAGATATCGTCAGCTGATGCGGGTTCGTTAGGTCAAAATATTAAAGTAGCTGGTGGTTTACTACTAACTCCAAATCAAAGATCACAAGCTCAAATTATACAAGCTGCTGTGCCTGGTTCCGCTATAAGAGAAGATAAATATGGTAATGTTATTGTTAACATGCCTGACGGCAAAAATTATTATTTAAATAAACCAGGTGCATCTTTGCAAGATGTATTACAAACAACATCACAAATTTTACAATATATTCCTGGTTATAGTGCTGTTGCTAAAAAGTTTGCCAATCAGTATTTTAAAAGAGTCGCTGGACAAGTTGCAGCTAGTGGAGCAACTTCTGTGGCACAAGACTTAGCTGCGAAAGGATTAGGAGCTGATCAAACTATTGATGTTCCAAAATTAGCTGTATCACTTGTAGCACCCGCTATTTTTGAAGGAGCTATATTTCCTGTCGCTTCAGCAACAGGTAAAATACTTAAAAGATTATCAAAAAATAAAAAATACATGACAATTGGAGCTGATGGTAAACCTATATTAAGTTTAGAGGGTAAGGAAGCACTCAAAGAAGCGGGTATCGATGAAAGCCAAGTTTCTGATGACTACATTAAAAAATTCTTTGAAAGATTTGGAAGAGGCGTTGGAGACGATATAAATAAAGTAAGGCAA